CGCCGAGTTCGACCGGCTGTTCGGCCAGCGCTCGGTGCCCACCCCGCCCACGACCGCCGTACCGGGAGCATCGTCATGACCACACCTGCGCTCGCCGCCGCCGCGGCCGAGAGGGCCCAGCACATCGCCCAGCGCGCCGACCGCCCGTCGCAGCGCCGCTGCGCCGAGCACACCGCCGCCCGCGCCACCGTGCGCGCCACCCTGTCCGGCGTCCAGGTCCGCGAGTCCGGCGACGGCGGCGGCACCCTGGAGTTCGTCGGGCACGCCTCCGTGTACGAGCGGGGCTACGAGATGTGGGACATGTTCGGCCCGTACACCGAGATCGTCGCCGAGGGCGCCGGCGCGGACAGCCTCGCCCGCGCCAATCTCGACGTGCCCCTGGTCCTCGGGCATGACCAGCTGCGCCGCCTGGCCCGCACCACCACCGGCAGCCTGTTCCTCACCGAGGACGCCAACGGGCTGCACGTCCACGCGCCCGCCCTGGACCCGGCCGACCACGACGTCGCCTACATCGCGCCGAAGCTGAAGGCCGGCCTCATCGACGAGATGTCCTTCGCCTTCCGCATCGAGTCGGGGCAGTGGTCCCCGGACTACACCGAGTACCGCATCAACCGGTACGACATCCACCGCGGCGACGTCGCCATCGTCGGCTACGGCGCCAACCCCCACACCGGCGCGGCGATGCGAACCCCTTCGGCCGCGCCCGCGAACAGCCGGGCCCGCGCGCTGGTGGACATCGCGCTCGCCCGCTGACCCCTCATGCTTCCCGCCGTCCGGCGGGAGATCTGCCCTGCGCTTCACGCGCACGAGCCCGCCCGGCGCCATGGCCTCGGGTGGCCGTCTGACCTGGACACGGGGCGCCTGACACCTACCAGCAGAAAGGCAGAGCGATGACTCTGGCCGAGCTGATCGCCCAGGCGCGCACCGCGCTGGACACGGCGATCACCGCACGACAGCAGGAGCAGGACGCGCTGATGGCGCTGCGCTCCGACGAGACCCTGACCGAGGAGCAGGCCCGCGCGCAGATCGAGCGCCGCGACGCGGCCGATGCCGAGGTCACCCGACGGCAGGCGGCCCTCGAGCAGCTCGAGGCGGAGCAGGCCCGCGAGGACGAGCTGGCGCAGCTGCAGGCGCGCACCGTCCCCGCCGCGACCCGTGCCCCGGCCTACGACCGAGTGCACCGCGTCGGCGCCGAGGAGCGCACGTACCGGCCCGACCAGGACCGGCGCGGCGCCGGGTTCGAGAGGGACGTGGCGGCCGCGTTCCTCGGCGACTACGAGGCCCGTGACCGGCTCGCCCGGCACATGGCTGAGGAGCGGGTGGAGCGCGGCGAGCAGCTGCAGCGCGCGGTCGGAACGGGCGCTTTCGCGGGCCTGGTGGTGCCGCAGTACCTGACCGACATGTACGCCCCGCAGGCGCAGGCGAACCGGCCGTTCGCGGACGCCATCCGCCACCACGACCTCCCGTCCCAGGGCATGCAGGTCAACATTTCCCGCGTCACGACCGGGGCGTCTGTCGACCTCCAGACGGCGGAGAACACGGCCGTCACCGAGCAGGACATGGACGACACGAACCTGTCGATCCCCGTCCAGACGGCGGCCGGCCAGCAGACCATCTCGCGGCAGTCCATCGAGCGCGGCGCCGGCGTCGAGGCCGTCGTCATGGACGACCTGTTCCGCCGGTACAACACCAACCTGGACAACAAGGTCCTGAACCAGGCCACCACCGGCCTGACGAACGTGGCCACCGCCGTCGCCTACACCGACGCCACGCCGACCGCGGCCGAGGTGTACCCGAAGGTCATCGAGGCCCTGGCCGGGGTGGAGGCGTCCATGCTCGACATGGCGTCGGGCGACAACCTCGCGGTGATGCACTCGCGGCGCTGGTACTGGATGCAGAACGCCATGGGCTCCACCTGGCCGCTGATCACCCAGCCCGGCATCATCGCGCAGACCCTCGGCGCGAACTACGCCACTTCCTACGGGCGCGGCGTGCGCGGCATCCTGCCCAACGGCACGCCGGTCGTCGTCGACAACAACATCGCGGCGAACCTGGGCGCCGGCACCAACGAGGACGAGATCTACCTCGTTGACCGGCAGGAGTGCCACCTGTGGGAGGACCCGGACGCCCCGATGTACATCCGGGCCGAGCAGACCAAGGCCGCCAGCCTCGGTGTCCTGCTGGTCGTCTACGGCTACTTCGCCTACACCCACCAGCGTTACCCGCACGCCCGGAAGATCGCGGGCACGGGCCTGATCACGCCGACGTACACCGGCGTCTGATCCCCCTTCCCGGGTGGGCCCGTCCCGACTCCGGCGGGCCCGCCCGGGCCACCCACCTCACCAGGGAGTACAGCCATGAGTGACCCCCAGACCGACGACACGATGATCGCGGCCCTGCTGCGCGAGCGTGAGGGCCTGGTCCAGCGCGGCCTCAAGGACCGCGTGGCGCAGGTCGACGAGCAGCTGCGGCTGCGCGGCTACGAGGACCAGCGCGGCATCCAGCAGCAGAAGGCACCGGAGACGCCCAGCACGCCCGAGCCGACACCGCCGCAGACGCCCGAGGCGCAGAAGGAAGCCGAGGCGCAGCAGCGCGCCGAGGCGCCGAAGGGCCGCCAGCCGCGCGGCAGCCAGAAGGCCTGACCTGAGATGGCTCAGGAGTACGTCACCCGCGAGCAGCTGAAGAACCAGCTGGGCATCGAGGCCGACGACACCACCCGGGACGCCAAGGCGGACCGCGCGGTGCGGGCCGCATCACGCGCCATCGACCGGGCCACCGGCCGCCTGGGGCGCGGCTTCTGGCTGGACGAGGCCCCGACGGCGCGCACGTACCGGCTGGAGGGCCGCATCGTCAGGGAGCGCGAGGGGGACTTGCTCCTGGTCGACGAGATCGGCGACATCACCAGCATGGTGGTCGAGGTCAGCTACGTCACGTCGTGGTCGCCAGTCACCGACTACGAGACGCAGCCTGACAACGCCTTGGCCGACGGCCGCCCCGTCACCGGGCTGCTGCGAGCGGGCCGCGCCTGGGCGTTGCCCAGTGCCCGCGTTCGAGTCACCGCCCGGTTCGGCTGGCCCTCGGTCCCGGACGACATCGCCGAGGCCGCCATGATCCAGGCGGCCAGGCTGTTCAAACGGGCCGACAGCCCGGAGGGCGTCATGGGCTCGGCGGAGTGGGGCGTTGTCCGTCTCTCCCGCCGGGACCCGGACGTGTGGAACCTGATCGAGCCGTACATCATCCCCGGCTTCGGATAGGAGGCACCGGTGCAGATCTCCGCTGTCCGTGACGCCATCGCGGCCGCGGCCGCCGCCGTCATCCTGCCCGCCGGCATCGGCAAGCTGCGCTGCACCGGCTACGTCCCGGACGCGGTCATCACGCCGTGCTTCTTCGTCGGTGAGGTGGAGGTGAACTTCGACAAGGCGATGGGCCGCCGCCTGGACGAACTCATCTTCACCTGCCGTGTGCTGGCCGGCCGCGCCGATGACCGGTCCAGCCAGCGCATCATCGACGCCCTGCTGTCCGGGGCCGGCCCGGCGTCGCTGAAGGCTGCGATCGAGACGGCCCGCGGTGCCCCCGGCGAGAACGCCCTGGGCGGCCTCGCCGACGACCTGCACCTACAGCGCGTACAGGGCTACCGCTGGTTCGAGCACGCGGGCTCCACCTACATCGGCGCCGAGCTGGTCATCAAGGTCATCGGAGACGGGAGTACCTGATGAGGATCCGCATCCTGGTGAGCCAGCCCGAGGGCGCGCTCCTGCACGGCCGACCGTGGCCGGACGTGGGCGACGTCGTCGACGACCTGCCCACCACCGTCGCCGCGCACCTGGTCGCCTCCGAGGTGGCCGAGGAAGTCACCGACGCCCCGCCGGCCGCGCGCCGCCGGAAGAGCAGGAAGGAAGACAGCGATGCCTAAGACCGTCCTGACCGATGTCCGCTGTTTCGCCGTCGGCCTGGACCTGACCAGCCACTCCAACAAGCTGGAGCTCACCAGCGAGGTGGAGGCCAAGCCGACCACGAACTACGGCTCGCAGGGCTGGACCGAGGTCGTGGGCGGGCTCGCCTCGGCGCAGATCTCCGGCGAGGGCCAGTGGGAGGCAGGCGACGCCACGAAGGTCGACGACGCCGCCTGGTCGCAGCTCGGCGGTGTCGGCCCCTGGTCGGTCAGCGCCAACAACACCGCGGCCGTGGGTGGCCTGGCGTACTTCACGCGGGCGATGCGCGCCGACTACACGCTGCTCGCCGAGGTTGGCGAGGTCGCCCCGTGGACGTCCACCGCGAAGTCGTCCTGGCCGCTGGTGCGCGGCCAGTTCGCCCACCCGCCCGGCACTCCCCGCACCGCGACCGGCACCGGCACCGCTCTCCAGGTCGGGCCCGTTCCGGCGGGCAAGCGGCTGTATGCGGCGCTGCACGTGCTGTCCGTGGCGGGCACCACGCCGTCCCTCACCGCCCGCGTGGAGTCGGCGCCGGCGGAGGCCTTCGCCAGCCCCACCACCCGCCTCACGTTCGACGCCGTCACTGCGGCCGGCGGGCAGGCCCTGCGCACCGACGGCACCGCCATCACCGATCCGTGGTGGCGTCTGGCGTGGACCATCACCGGCACCACGCCGTCGTACCTCTTCGCCGCTGCCCTCGGCATCGGCTGATCACCCTGTCCCCTGCCCGGCCCGCCCTCGGGTATCGGGCGTCTCGTCATGCCTGAAAGGGAGGCCAGCCGTGCCGAAGATGGTTCTGCTCGCCGAGTACCTGTCCATCAACTCCAACGACCTCTCCGAGTACACCAAGAAGGCTGAGATCACGGTCGAGGTCGAGGAGAAGGACGTCACGAACTACAAGAGCCTGGGCTGGAAGGAAGTCATCGGCGGGCTGAAGTCCGGCACGCTGGCGTGCGAGTGGCTGCAGGACTACGCCGCCACGAAGCTGGACGCGATCATGTGGCCGCTGCTGGGCACGGTCGTGCCGTTCTCCGTGCGCGCCGACCAGGCGGCCGTCGGCCCGTCGAACCCGTCCTACAGCGGGAACATCCTGATCTCCGGCTGGTCCCCGATCACCGGCGCGGTCGGTGACGAGGCCACCGTCTCGCAGGACTTCCCCACCTCCGGGGCCGTCGCCCGGGCCACCGCGTAAGGCCGGCCCGATGGCGGACACCTCCCGGCTCGGGCTGGAGCTGACCCCGCAGAACCTGCGGCAGATCTCCCGCGCGCTGCGCGCCGAGGAGGACGGCAAGGAGCTGCGGAAAGAGCTGACGCGGAACATGCGTGAGGCGCTCAAGCCGGGGGCCGCCCAGGCGAAGAGCGCCATCATGTCGATGGCGTCGACGACCCCGCACGACGGGCCCGCGCTGAAAACCGCGATCGCGCGGAAGATCCGGCCCGAGGTCCGCATCACCGGCCGGTTCCCCGGCGCGAAGATCAAGGCGTTCAAGACGAAGAACCTGCGCGGCTTCCCCAACGCCCCGAAGCGCACCAACAGGTCCAGCGGCTGGCGGCACCCGGTGTACGGCAACCGTGAGGTGTGGGTGCAGCAGGCCGGAAAGCCCAAGTGGTTCGACCGGGCCTTTGAGGGCCAGGACGCCCACTACAAGCGGCAGGTCCAGTTCGCCCTCGCGGCGATGGTCAACCGCATCGCATCCCGATCCCACTGAACGAACGAGGCCACTGTGAAGGTCAAGTACAGCCCCGAAGACGGCGATGAGCAGGTCTTCGACTACAACCCGAACAAGCTGATGAGCGTGGAGCGGGAGGCGCTCGAGAAGCGCACCGGCATGAACTTCCAGGCGTTCGCCATGGG